TACGCAAAGCACCGGTAAGTACGGGAGCATTCTGACGGGCCATCTTGAGAATGTCTGTCATCATTCTCACGCCGCCCTTGTTCAACTGTTGTGTAGAGAGTTTGCGCGCCCAATCAGCGGACAACTGTAACCGGTAGCTCATATGCTATCCCTGCCATACGGGTTCCCATACACGGTGACGAACCGGGTCTCACCCATGTCCATATCATCGCCACGACTGGCTTGCGTGACTTGGTACACTCTGCCATCAGAAAGTTCCAACATCAGATCAGGCCATAATTCCATGTTCTCCCGCAGATTCTCGGGTAGAGTGTCCGTTTTGATGTGGAAACGTCGACTGCTGATACGCGAACCGTATTCAGTCGGCTGGTCGGACTGGGTGGAATGCTTCACAATCACCTGCACGTCGGCCAATTGTTCGTTTGGCAGGCCGGGAGCCGTGTACCGCCAAAGCGTCGCCGTCTGCACTTGGTGCGGGAACAAGCGGAACGGGTCACAGAGCGTTGCCATAAGCGTAGTCACCCCCCATATAGTCTTGAGCGTTCACCCACCACGGCAATTGATGATGCTTGCGTGGCATGGACAGGATGCCACCAGTCTGAACTTCGTTACGGCATAGGCTCCATTGGTTGATAAGAGACTGGTATTGGGTCAACGCACGTTCCATAGCCGTTTCGGTGATTGTGGCGTAGCTTACGCTCACATCCTCGATGCTTTTGGACGTGATAATGTCGGTCTTGTCAAGCATGTTCTGGTCTGCCTCGATGATTGCCGCCAATACCGAAGATAATGGGGCGGGAAGTTTCGCGAATCCGTGTGTTCCGGTCACGGTGATTGCCGTACCCACCGTGAGACGTTCCGCGATGGTAATGCAGTTCGCGTACTTGGTTTCGGGCGTCCACCCGTCGCCCATATCATAGTTCACATGAAAATCGAGTTTCACACCGTCTGTGGTCTGCACGTTGGTTACTTCCGAATACCATGCCAGTAGAGCCACATGGCAGCCATCCCCTACAATGATTCCCACGTAATCATCCGTAAGCTGGGATAATGTTTTTTGGCATATGATGTTGGCGAGGTCTGCAAGCGCTGCATCCTTCCACCGTGCGTAGTCCGCGTCTCCCACCTGATTGATTACGCTTGCGTCGATGTCCATGATCGCTCCTCCGGGAAAATAAGTTAGGCCCTACCTCCCATTGTAGGAGATAGGGCCTTGCGGTGCAGTCCCGCTACCTTTTAGGGTAGCGTGTCAGGCGGACGCCATCAAGCCAGCGGCAATCAGAGCGTTCACCACCTGCGCTACCGTGCCGGACGTCGGGTCAACATGAGCGGCTTTACCGACAGGCTGACCCGCCTCATTGACGAAGTTGATGACCTTAACCGTGTCCAGGTTGTCTTCTGGCAGCGCCTTGCCGCCGACTCGTGCGTACATTTCAGCGTTCATCACTTACCCTTCGGCTTGATGACCACGGCGGACTTCTCAGCGTCCAAACCGCCACCAGCGTAGATCTCCTGAAGATACTCGTTGGTGTTAGTGGACAATGCGAAGTTAGTGAAAGCTTCGATTGACGTATCGCCAACCACCGCGTAATGGGATGCGGACATGATAACGCCCATAGTGGTGGTATCGTCCGTATCATTCCACCATTCCGGGGTAATGATCTGGTTAACGCCGAGAGCACGGGCGAGAGTATCGTCACCGCCGAGAGCGATGTACGTGTTGCCGTTCGCGTTAGCGGACACCAGCAGATCGGCCACAGTGTCAGCGTTGCAGAGCAGCACCTTGTTGCCCTGCGCTCGCACCATGTGGGAGGCGCGCACGAAGTCCATCAGCGGGGCAGCATCCGTCATGGTGTAGGAGAGCGCGAAACGGTTGCCCTTCCACTCGGACGAATTGTCTGCCGCGTCAGTCACCACGCTACGGAAGTGAGCCATATCCGTGTAGCCGCCGAGCGTGATCTGACGTTCGATGGTCTGGACGATATAGTTCGGGAGTTCCTGAAGCACGTAGCGGAGCAGAGCGCCCGGACGCTGGGTGCGGCGAATATCACCCTTGTTCAGGGTGATGTACTTGTAGGTGTAGTCGGCCTGAAGCTCACGCTTCACGAACGAAAGCACCTGTTCCTTTTTCTTCGAGCCGTAGGAGGCCACCGGGTAGCCGTGGGCGCGGGTCTGGTCGGTCAGACCGGCAATGTTGCCGCCGATGGTCAGACGATCCATGCCGGTTTTACGCAGCAGGTTCCACAGGCCGGAACCGCGATTGTTCAGCGCGTCTGAGATAGTGGTGATGGCTTCGGTCGGGATGAACTTGTTCACGTTGCCAGCGTCCACGCCGAACGATGCGGTATCCGACATGTTACGGTTCACGGTGTCAGCCCACTCACGGTGGAACGCTTCGACACCCTTGTTATCGGTATCAATAAGGGCACGCTCGAACGCGATCATGGCGTCATTGGAGTCAAGCCACGTTTTACGGTCGTGTGAGAAGCTCACGGTACCAGACTGGCGTGCCGCGTGGTTCGCTTTGTTGATGATGATGGTCTGACGGGCGTTGGAAGTCTGCACTGGTTCCTCCGGGGCCGGTGTGGTTTCATCATTGTTTGATTCGGACTGGTCTCCGATGGCTTCGGTGATGTCATCGAGAGCGCCCTGCATGATGTCGGTGATGCTATTGGTGAGCTGCTCTGCCTCGTCCGGGGAGAGCTTGAACTGGGCGATGGTACGCGCCAGTTTCTTCAGGAGTTCCGGGTTCATGGTGTCTCCATTCCTAGTGTTGCGGCTATTGATTGCGGTGAAAGCGGCCCGAGGGTCGGCACCACGATAAACGACGCTGATTTCCAGCAGTTCGCCATCATGGATGATACCGTCCTTGCCGGGACGCTGGTTGAATTCAACGGTGATACTGAAACTGTTGGTCAAACATCCGTCGGCTGCAAGCTGGCGGATACGTTCGCCTTGATCTACCTCGCTGAGTTTCGCCTCGGCCATTAGCCCATCATCTGTCATCCACAGTCGGGTGATTGCACCCGCTTGGCATTCAATGCTGGGCATATGGTCGATTAGCAACGGTAGTGATAGTTTGTCGGACTCGGTGAGATCGGACACCAGTTTCAGAGTGCCGTCGATTAACGGCGCTTTCAGTGTCTTAAGGTCTACGGTGAGTCCGTCGCACATCACTTTGCCACTGTTGGCGAGGAAGGTTAGGATACGACCATTAGTTTCTGGGGCACCGCTGTTTGCGAAGCTCTTACGAGTCTTCATTTTGGCCCTTTCAAATAGTAGGGTAGTGGTGCGGTCGAACGTCCTTAATGGGCTTAATGTTCTGCCCCCCATAGTAGCACGATGCGATACGTGTCCAAGCCTTTACAGTTCGGGCACTTCAACTTAATCGTGGTGTTGCGGGCGCAGGAGCCTAGGTAGCGTCCGCAACGTTTGCAATGGATGTCATACGTCATGATTCCACCACCTCGTAATCCTCGTAGCACCGGCAGTTGGGGTGTCCGTTCGGTGTTTGCATACTCTCGAAGTTGTTCACATATGTCCTGTCGCCTATCTCTACGCTGGCGTTCTCGGCCATATACGTGTCATCCAATGCGATTCGTTTGCCTTCCATATGGTTGCAGAATTCGCATACTTTTTCGTCGCCACTGGTACGCCACACTTTGGCTAGTCGGACGCCGAGCGTTTCGCTGAGATTGCGGGCACTGTACAAGCTGCCGAGCCGTTGGGATTGCACGGTCTCGCAGCGGGCAATCAGTTCGGCGTGATCGTTGCCCATACGTTCGAGGGCTTCGCGCAGGCGTTCGGCGTCCCACTGTTCCACGTCGGCACGGTTCAACAGTTCGAGCACGTCGTTCGTGATGGTCTTGCTGGTGGACTTGGCGATGCTCCGCAAGTGTTCCACGTAGGCTTCACGCACGGTGTCGGGGAGTTCCGTCCAGAAGTAGAGTTGCCTCCAATCATCTGCGGTGTATCCCTCGATATTCACGGCGATGGAGCTTTCGGGGTGGAGTTCCGCCCACATGGTGATGACCTGTTCCAGCTCGTAGCCTGTACGACGGGCGTAGGCGGCGAGGTTGGCCATCAGATCGTCTTCCACGTCGTTTATCCACTGGTCGCCTATGGCTTCCAGATCGTCGCGCAAACCGTTTTGGGAGCGGCGGGCCATTCGGATGATTCTGTTCACGTAGGTTCGCGTTGCGGGGAGGATACGGTTTTCGGTTGCTGTTTCCTGCGGTTTGATATTACGGCTATACCGTTTTGCGGTTACTGGGATACTTAGTGTCGGAGTCTGCTGGTGCAGGTCAAGACGCTTGTACGAGTCGGGGAGTCCGAGCGCGTCCACGGCGGAGTCAAGACTGGCCCCCATGTTCAGGAGTTGTGTCAGCGAGTCAATACGTACCTTCTGAGTGTCGGCCTGCACCTTCTCCACGTCGGTTTGCGAGGGCAAATCGAGGTCGAACGTGATGCCGTAGCCGAGTCCGCCGGTGATTCGGTCTAGCTCGAATTGCCATTTATCCCACACCGTCATGCACAACGGTTTCAACGTGTTTTCGATGAACGCGCGTTCTGCTTGTTCGGCGTTGGCGTAGGTTTGTCCGTTGTCGATGCCGCGAATAATGTCCGGGACGGCGAGCGCGTTAGACAATCGGTTGTTTACCACGTCGTTTACGGTCTGCAAGTCAAGCGTATCGTTGGCGTTCTGGAACGGCACCCAAACCAGCTTGCTGGTAGTGCTGGGCTTATGGGTCATGGGGTCAACCGGGATCATGTTGTACACGATGCCGTTATTGTTGCCTGCACCTCGGAACGTGCTTTCGAGACGGTCACGGTTACGCTGGAAGTCCTCGGCGTTTTCCGCCACGATGCCGAGCATTCCAGCGGGCACGGCGTTATTACCGAAGAAGCCGCGCTCGTAGTCGGCAATCATATCGTCTACGTTGGCCCATTTTTTCACGGTCATTGCGGGGCTGATACCGTGCGTCGGGTCATTGGGATGCTGCGAGTAGCTGAGGGCGATTGTTTCGTTTCGGGAGAATTCGTAGACTCGTTCACCGTCGCCCAAGTCCATTGTGACGCGGTGAGACCAGTCTGAACGGGAGGAATTGTATTGGCGACTGTTCGACGGCAGCAGCGTGTACCCGATGATGTTCGTTGGGGTGATGTCTCCACCGGGGCCGTTCGCCGTCCAGATGAGTACGTCTACATGGGATTGAGTGAGGATGCTGACGGAGATGAGTTTCAGGAATTCGAGACAGCTATAAGTGTCGTTGGGCGCGTAGAGTGCGGCCAATGGTGCGGGGGCTGGTTCGATACGCTGGTTTTCCGAGTCCACGGCGTAGGGAATCACCGTGCTGAACCGTTGTGCGATGGCGTTCACGTAGGGGAACACGTTATCGTATGTGTCGTGCATTGGGATGGTGTTGCCGCCCATTGGCTGCCAGATGTTTCCGCCCATTGGTGTGGGGGACATGCTGGGCGCATGGTTACGGTCGAAAGCGCTCATAAACCCGTCACGGAGATTGTTCAGCAGGCTCACATTTTCCTCGATTCATCTAAGACCCTATGTCTAGTCTACCGGGGTGCAGGGCTTAAACCTAGCAAACGGCTACGTCCCAAGATGGCAGCTTCGGCGGTTCATAACAAGCCAACAGTACAGCGTCTGCAAGGTCGGGGCTGCCCAGATTCTCCCGGTCTTTGTAATCCTGCTTGCTTTCGATCTGACGCTGGTTCCTGCTGGTGATTTTCCACCGTCGCGTGGTCAACTCGTTTGAAAGCTTGGCGAAGTCCTCAAGATTAGGGTTAATACTCAATGATGGCAGCATGGTAGCGAAGTCGAACCATAGTTCGCTGGCAATATTCGGATACTGTTGGTCAGCCTCCGCCTACGCCGGTGTCGTCCACGCGGATGGCTACTGGCTTGTATTGGGTGGCTCGGAGTTTGATGCGTTCCGCAGTGTCCACGATGCTGCTGTGTGTCCACGATTCCAGAATGCTGATTCGGTTGCCTTGTTTGATGCAGAGCGCTGTGCGGTCGTTGCCGTATCGGGCTACGTCCACGCCGAACGTCACGAGTCCGGTTAATGGTTCGCGTTGCACGGCTTCCCCTATCATAGTGTCGCTGATTAGCTGGTTATCGGTGTCGGAGTATGGCAAGCCTAGCCAGATGTGTGCGTAGTCCGCTGACTGTTGGTCGGCGTGGATCATGTCCAACACGTCTTGACTTAACAGTCTACGAATATCGTTATAAGTGGTGTGCCAGTGGCAGGTTTGGCGGCGGCGTTTCTCAGAGTCGCCGGTAATAAAGTATGTCCACACTGGGTCATGCGAAGTGAGCGGGTTCCACGTGAAGATGAGTGTGGAGTTGGGGCGGCGTATCGTCGGGATAAGCGTGGTCAGGCTTTCCTTGCTTATGGTCTGTGCTTCCTCGACCCAACACACGTCCACGCCTTCGATGCTCTTGATTGATTGCAGATTATTGTGCAAGCCACGGAAGATGAACGTGCTGCCGTTGATGTGGCTGATGGTGTCGCGCGTCACCTCGAAGCCCTTGACGCCGAACGATTCGATGGTGTCGGCCAATAGTTTATGCACGGAGTCGGTGATACTGTTCTGGAATTCGCGGGCGCATAATACTGTGATGGGTTGGGTTGCGGCGCGAAGTATGAGACTTTGCGCTACGCTTGTGCTTTTTCCGGAAGCTCGGCCACCGGAGTAGCAGTAATACCGGTATGGTGGCGTCTCCGAGTGGAGCCACCACCATAAGTCCCGGTACGGTTTAGCTATTTTCATACGCTTAGTCTAAGGTCTTCGCCCACTTGATAACGTGGCGGGTAATAAGCGGGTAGACGATAGTTTCGTAGATGATCGCAGTAAGTGTGGAGGTCAGGATGTTGGCTGCTATGGCTTGCATGGGTAGGGTGCCGACAAACGCGATGAGCATGTATATGGTTTTGTCGCTGATTTCTCCGGCTACGGTGCTAAGCCAGCATCGGGCGAATAGGTGGTTTTCGCCGTTGATGTTGTGCATGATTGTCATGATCGCGTTGTTAATGGCGCTGCCGATGATGAAACTTACTGCGCTGGCAAGCAGAAATCGTGGGGTGTTGCCGAGGATTGCTGCAAATTGTTCGTTATTGGTGTATGTGTATGCGCTTGGCAGGTTGATTGTAAGGATGAAGCATAGGCTTGCAAATAGGTTAGTGGCGTAGGCGATGCAGGTCGTTTGCATGGCTTTTCGGAAACCGTAGACTTCAGTCATGCAATCGTTGGTGACATACACGATTGGTATGGTGATGATGCCTGCCGCGCAGGTCAGGCCGAATGGCATTGCAAGTTGTTTTTGGCTGATGATGTTGCTGATATTTAGCGTCATGATGGACACGATGGTCAGCGTCCAATAGAGGGTGGTTTTTTTCATGGGTGTGTCCTACCTTTTTGCCCAGCCTTGTGGTGGGCGTAGTTGAATTGTGTTAGGGTGCCGGTTGTCTAGCATCCGTGAATATTGTAGCCATGCGCGGAAGTTTTGCGCGACGGCTCTGCCGGTGCTCAGTCGTTTGCCATTGGGTGCCTTGTGTTTGACGATGGTGTATCCGTTGAATGTGAAGATTGTGCCGCTCATAGAACCGAAAATCCATGCGGTGCTGTCCACGCTGTCGAAATTGTAGGTGTTGGTTTCTATCATTCGTGTGTCTGTGTATCCAAGCGCGTGAACCCATGTTTGACGGGTGTGGGCTTCGCGTACCATCCAAGGCAGTATGGGGGCCAGTATCTTGCGTCCTTTGCCATGACAATTTGCAAGTCCACCGATGGCTATGTATGGGTGGTCAAGGTCTCTAAGCCAGCCGTCCTTGCCTCGGTTGATATGCCATACTGGTATGGTCTGCCATCCGACACGGTTTTCCAATCGGTCACGTAGATGTAATGTTTCGGTTTCGCCTATAAGGCTGTCAAGATCAAGTTCAAAATAGTGTTTGATATTGAACGTTTTGACGTAATCGGCGTAAGCGTCGGCGTATTTGCGTATCTTCTTATCATCCATTCCGCCTTTATGCGAGCCGTACACGATGGTGAAGATTCCCGAGTCGCAAAGAAAGTGGCCTATTGCCGTTAGATTGTTTGGTATCCAACTATCTTGGTTAAGGTAGTAGAAACTTTGCAATAGGTTGGCGTCTTTAAGCAACGCAAGGTCTTGTGGCTGGTAATAGTCGGTGAGCATCTGGCCTGAATGAAGTGCGGCCTTAAGTTTTGCGGTTCCTCCGGTCTTTTTGGTAGGCAGGTAGTTGTTGAATATGGTGTCGAAAGTTCCGGTCGTTGCCAGATGAAGTTTCATATGGTTATGGTCTCCCCACAGTTGGGGCAGGTGATGGTTTTGGGTTGTTTGCCATCATCCCATTTGTCGGTTTTGGGTGCGTCCTTAAAAAATTCATCGGCATCAAAATCGGCGTCCGGCAGCGTGAACCCGTAGAAGTCCATATCGAAGTCCGCTGCAAGGTCTTCGATTTCTATGCTGAGCTTGTCCACGTCCCACCCGGTGTTCATGGTGAGCTGGTTATGGATGAGGGTGTATGCCTTGCGTTGCGAGTCGGTCAGGTCATCAAGACAGATTACCGGACACTCCTCGATATTAAGTTTCTGCAAGGCGAGTACCCTGCCGTGGCCTTCCACAATGACCGGAGTACCGTCCTTGTCATGCCAGACGGCCACAGGGTCATTCATACCGAACTCACGGATACTTGCGGCGATTTGTGCCACCTGCTCGTCTGGATGCTGTTTCGCGTTCCGAGCATAGGGAATCAGGTCACTGGTTTTCATGGTTTGGACTTGCAAACGTGGTTTAGTCATTATTCACCGTCTTTCTTGTTTTCGGGGTTATCGTCGAACGGTTCCAACACGATGCGTGGCGGCTCGTAGCCGGTCACGTTCACGTCGGTGGACTGGTGGGGCTTACCGTCCAAACGGTCAATCAGATCGGTGGCGACTTTCGGGTTCTTCTCCGCGTCAACAATATGTTTGACCGCGATGCGTTGGATCATGGTCAAACTGGGGTCTTTTACTTTCTCCTTGAATTCTTTTGCGGATAGTTTCCCGTATTCGCGTATCCAGCGTGTTGGGCTGGTGTCTTTTGTCCATGTGCCTCGGTCTTGTGGTCGTTCTTGGAAGCCGCCTTTACCGGTTGGATTGTTTATGCCGCCGGTGATTCTGCCGTGGGCGTCTCGGGTTACGTTGCTCATAAGGTTATTCTATGCTTTCTTGGGTTTAGTTTGTTGTTGGTGTTGGTTGATGATGTCTTGTATTTCTTTTGTGGTGGTGTTGAGGAGGGTTGCGATGTATTCGGTCTCATAGTGTTTGCGGTGCCAGTGGAGGGCTAGTTCTGTTTTGCGTTGGTTGAGGGGCATGATGGTTCCTTTTAGGCGAGGATGTAGGTTATGAGGAGTTTGAGGAGGGCGATGGTGCCGGTGGTGATGAGCAGGACGGGTGTTGCGGAAGTAGTCGAATTCGTTTGGTTTCTTCATTTGTTTGGTTCCCATGTGATTGTGAGGGATACGCCGGTGGGTGTGGTGTCGGCGTATCGTTTGCGGCTGGTTACGTCGGTTATTTGACAATCGTCGTTCCAGATGTGTGTTTCTGTTATGGCGTCGTATAGTGCGCGTTGGAGTTTGTCTATGTCTGGTTTGACGGTTGGGTGTTTTCGTTTGTGTGGGTGGATGGTTTTGGGGCGTGGCAGGTAGAACGTGGTTTCTACCGTCACGTATGAGTCGTGTGGGATGGTGGGAGCGTGGTGGCTTAGCATGGTGTCGCGCACATGGTCACGCCAAGGACGTTCCTTCTTATCCATCGGGATGAGGCGGGTTACGGGTTTCCCGGTGGTGCGGCTCCTGCCGGTGATTGGACGGTAGGAGCCCTTGCTTGCGGGGATGCCGGGGATGAATATGCTGAACGAGGATGGTTCACTGGTCATTGGTTGACCTCCTCCTAGTGTTCTCTGCCATTTTTTGGTGTTCGTGCAGATTATTTCAACCAGTTGGTTTCTGGTTTGGTGAGCTTGTATCCGCAGTAGGGGCAGGTGACGTAGTAGGTTCCTACGGTTTCGCCGCAGTGGGCGCATTCCACGTATACGATGCTCATGATTCCTCCTTGACCGGTTTGCAGTTGTGGGGTGCTTGTGAGATTCTGCTGGTCTGACATGCGTATGATCGGCTGCCATCATGGAGGATGATGGTGTTCGTTGTCGCTCCGGCCCAACCGAGGCAGGCGATGAGGGTTATGAACAGTATGGAGAGCAGTACTGTGGCTGCGGTGATGGCTAGTGTTTCGGCCTTTTTTGCGATGCTCATTTCCCCATCTCCGTTTCGTTGTTACTGTAGTTTCTGCTCATGTTTATGCCGCCCCATACGCCTTGCAGCGGGTAGCCGTTTATCAGGGCATGTTCCTCCGCATACCGTGCGCATTCATGTATGACGAAGAACAGGTCGGGATCCATGTCACGGCAAGCTGCCTTGTTACGCCAGTCGCTCAATTCAATTCCTTGACAGCCTCATTGGCTAGTTGTCGTTTACGTTTCCGCTTCGCCTCATACTGGGCGGCTTTCTCGGGATGCTCCAACATCCAACGGCGATGGTATTCAGCCATCTCACGCTGATGGACGGCTGCATACTTACGGGCCGAAGCCCGAGCCTGAGCTAAATGCTCCGACCGGTACCGGCGTGCATACTCATTACGTTTCTCACGATTACGAGCGTTCCGCTGATTCGCCAGATCACGCAGATGCTGCGCATACTCGGGGTCGGTTCGACGCCGTTCCTTGACGCGACAGTTCCGGCACATGCCATCCCTGCCGACCCGGTACATGCCACCGCACCAATCGCATTTCGGATGACGTTCAGTTATCAGGCCGGACAATTCGCCGCAGTTCCGGCAATAGTCGATGAACTCCTCATCGGTCATGTCATCAACGTTCACAGCACCACCTCCCCATTAGTGAACCTGCGGAACAACACAGGGTCGAGCTTGTACAACGCACGCCGAAACTGCGGGTCACGGCAGAACAGGATGAACAACAGGCTTGCTGCTTCTGCGGTTCGCATCGCGTCCAACCTCCCTTATTAGTATTCGCCGCCTTTTTTATAGGCCGAGCAGATCATCTCGACCAGTTCCTCGTCGCAAATCGTTATTTGTGAATTGTCGAACGTTTGTACCACGCTGTATTCGTCTAGTTTGTCAACGATTTTGTTGGCGAGTTTTTCGAGATCGTCAATCACAAAAACTTTTGAGTTTTCTTTGTCTTGTTCAAGGTCAAGTTCCACGATGGCTCGACTGATGCACTCTCGAAGAACTGTTGTGGTAATGGTTTCCTTTGCATAAGCCATGATGATTACTTTCCTTCCTTTTCGATTTCATTGATCTTTTCGGTGAGGACTTCGAGCACGTCCACGCGGTCTCCCCACTTGAGTTTCCGCCAGAAATGTTCAAGATCAGCCCAGTTCTCGGCCTGTAGGATGCCAAGAAGCCTGATTGCCTGAGCTTCGAGAATGTCGGCGTTATCTTTGCAGCACGCGGCGAAGAACGGCACATTATGCGTGATTGCGTCATTGATGAACCAGCGCGCCTTCTTGAGGTCTTTGACACCGTTCTTTTGCTGCCAGCGGAAGCAATACTGCACGGCTTGCCCCCAGTCGCTTGAGAGCATTCGGCTGAGTTCGATGCACTCGAACGGGCCGTCCTTGTAATACTTTGGATGGTTGACTTTGTCACTCATTTCGCGTCCTCGCTTTGATTCGGTACCTCTGTGGGCATGTTGCCGGTGTAGCCGAGCAGGGAACGACAGTGCTCGGCAACGTCTTCAAGCGCTTGCCGTTCTCCGAGGGATACAAGCGTGTCGGCTGCTGTTTCTGCGGAATCCACGTTGAGGCTTCTCATGCTGGTTTCACACCAGCCGATAACCTCTTGTAAGGTCTTGTCTTTCTGGGTGACGTTGGTAGCCATCAGAACACGTCCCATTCGTTATCCGGCATCTGGTTTAACGAGTCGGTTCCCGGCCACTGAGTGCCGGACTGCGGGTCTTGCTGAGTTTGCTGGTTCTTCGCCTTGAGCATGGCCAGACTGATGGTCGCGTGTTCGATGATGAAGTCTGTGCGAGGCTGACCGTTATTATCGGTGCCGGTCTTCCATTTCAGGACGCCCTCGACTCGTACCGGTGTGCCCTTGCGTAACATGCGTTCATAGGTTTCGGCCAGTCTCACGTCATATTCGAAGATGGTCGCCCACATGGTGTCATGGTCTACCCATTGTTTCGAGGTTTTGTCCATGTGTCCGCCGGTGGCTGCGACTCGGATGAGCAGGTACGGGGTGCCGTTGCGGGTCTGTTTGCGTTCGGGGTCTGCCGCCAAACGTGCGAGCGGTAGCGTGATTCTTGGGTCATTCATCGTTGATTGTTTCTCCTACGGGTAGTGGTGTGATGTCGGGGTTGAAGTAGTAGCGGTGGCCTACCTTGATGTATGGCAGTCGTTTCTCCCGGCAGTATCTGCGTACCGTTTGCACGTTGAGGTGCCAGCGTTCAGCGTACTGTTCCACCGTTACTGTGTAGCCTTTAGCGTTCATGATTCAAATATACATCAGATTGTTTCTGATTGCAAGCGGTGTTGTCGTGGTATATAATAAATATGCACGCAAAACAACGTGCAGATACAAGTAAAATAAAGTAAGCGCCTCCCCCGGGAGAACGGAAGAGAGGCGCTAACAGGAAGGTGGAAACGTGTCCGATACGAGTATAGCACAGAACTCGGGTTTTTCGATGCTGCCTAATTGGGCGGTGGATGATGACAGGTTGGGCGGCTACGATCTGCTGGTGTACATGGCGCTGATACGCCACGCCGATAACACCGGGGTCTGCTGGCCGAGTTTGGAGAGGCTGGCGAAGATCGCGCGTTGCTCGCAGCCCACGGTGTCCAAGAGCCTCAACAGGCTTGAGCAATTGGGGTACATTCGACGGGTCAAGGCCGATGGCAGGGCCAACCGGTATCACGTGTCAGTGTGGAAGCCGACCCCAAAACAGGGTTATGACCATGCGCCGACCCCAAAACCTGCTTTTGACCCCTCAAAACCTGCTTTTGACCTACCCCAAAACGAGGTTTTGACTAACAATACCCAAGAGAACAAAACACAAGAACAATACTCGCGCGAAGAAGAAAAAATCACAGTCTCATGTCATTCGGCTGATACGCTCAATGCGCTTATGGGATTGTGGCCGAAGAAGTGCAGGGTGTCCAACGAATTCATCCAGTGCTTTAATCAGGCGTTCGATGAGGTTGGTGCCGACTCGCTTATGAGGGCGGCGAAACGATTCGTGGAGTCGTGCGATGGTACGCCGTTGCAGTACGTGCGGACTCTGCCCGTGTGGCTTGCCAATTCGGTTAATTGGAGGGGTCATAGGCAGGAGCAGCGAAGCGAAGCCCAGTTGTCGAATTGGATGGCCCGGAGGCTTCCAGATTCCATGTCCGCGGACGTTGGGGTGCCGACGGTGGTGTGGAGGCGCTGGAGCGTGAGTTCTTTCCCGACGCTGACGGCAACGGATCCAGCTCTATCTGACAGACGAAGGAGTAACAGAGATGGAAAACGCCAAAAAAATCACTCTCGATCAGGCCCGCGACATGATTCGCAGCATCGACACCCGTCTGATTCCCGAATGCCGTGACTTCGACACGTACACAGAGACAGACGATATATGGCGTATCGGAGACTACGGGTACGTTGCAGCCGACGTGTACGAGCAGGCGTTCAGGGATTACGAGGAACGTAACGGGGAGGCCGAGTGGGCGCACGCCATGTACGTGCTTGAGGGCAACCAGCCGACCCGCCTCGAATCCTTCGTGGAAGCGTACAATCTCGGCGGCATGGCAATGCTTGACGGGCTTCTGGACGCCCAGTTCGACAACGGGAACGCGGATGAGGTGTATCTGACGAACGGCGAGGCATGGCCGATCTGACTTCATGCATGTCGCTGTTTGCTTAATCCCATCACATGTGATATATTATATATATCAAGCAAACGGCTTGATCTTATACCCAAAACGAGGAGTATCAAAATGCGCAAAACACAATACTATGCCACTGCTCTCAAGGCAGCCGAAGCAGTACCGGTCATCACAAAAAAGTGTGCGGGAATCGAGGGCGTGGAATACGACATCGAGGGATACACCACGGCGGATTCGTATGACGATCAGTTTCCACAGGCAGAGACTTGGTGGCCAGCATGGTTTGCCTATGGCAAGAGCTGGAAGACTCTTAAGGGCGCGCAACGCTTTTTAGCATTGCAACTCCAATGTCACGGCAAGAGCCTTGTGGATTATGCGAGGCAGTTCCGTATTGTCGCCCGTAAAAGCGAGGCGTGAAGGCTGCCTAGATTGTAGCCACCGCCCCACAGCAATGGTCAGAAATACAGACATTAGTTTGTAATATCACACAACATGTGATATACTTTATATATCAAGCAAACGGCTTGATCTTATACCCCAAGGAGTACACATGGAAAACAACATCTACACAAAGTTCATGAACGTCCTCAACGAAGTCCCCAACTTCGTGACCGACGAAACCGCACAGGCTGGCAAAAAGACTTACAAGTACCTCAACCTCGCCACCATTCTCAAGACAATCAAACCGGTTTTCGAGAAGCACGGGCTTGCATTCAGCCAGCGCGTCACGTTCGACAACACGGGAGAAGCGCGACAGGTTATCGGAAACGTGGAAACCATCATCTTCGACGATAAAGAACAAATGGTGGCCTGCTCCTACCCGTTCTTCGTGACAGGAGACCCACAGCAGGTAGGCAGCGCCATAACCTACGCCCGCCGCTATAGCCTCTACGCGGTGTTGGGTATCTTCCCCGAAAAGGATGATGATGGCGCATATGCGAAACAGCGGTATGAGACTGCCGACCGTCCCATAAGCGCGGAACAGTACGCCTATCTTGTCAAGGAGATGGACGCGCACAATATCCCGTCCGAGGCGCGCGGCGAGTTCATCAACGGCACTCTGAACCGTCAGGTCAGGGGATGGCGTGGACTCACGCAAACCGATCTGAACAGTCTGATGAACGCCGTCAACCAGATGTGAAAGGACAAACAAAATGAGCACCATCATCGACAACAGCAAGGCAATCGAGACCGGCATCAGCGAGTGGAACATCGAGGATGTTTGGAACGATGAGGAGAACTGGGCGCTCGAGGGCACCCGATACGGTATCACTTCCAGCATCGACCGCGATCAAGCCGTCGACGAGGACGGTCAACCAATCTACAACCTATACACGTTCATCGAGGTTGACGGTGATGCCACGGCCGAATTCACGGCGGACGAAGTGGCACAGTTCGCCAAGGGATGGTGACACTAACTAAAGCCCCCCTTATTTCATCAAGGGGGTTGACTTGTTCCGGGCTTCAGGGCGTGAGCCTACCAGTCACGCCCATATAGCCCGTTCGTGCATTGCATTACAACACAATCGAGGTGCTTTAAAATGTCTTTCGTTACAGTTGATTTTCCCGATATTCGTGAATCTGATTCCGAAGAGTATGCGTATCTCTCCAACGTGTACAACACTACGTATTCACACAATCAAAACTCTTGGGGTTCGCATGATGAAAACAAGCTTGATGGGGTCATGTATGCCGCGTGGTGGTTGATGGATGAATACTATACGCGCGGTGAACATGCCATGATTAGCGAGTGCCGCCGACTGTTAACGAAACGTTGCCGTGCGGAACTGCACAGCGAACACAATGGAGATTTTTGCACCGGGTTCTACACGGTGGTTGATTCCGTTCTTTCCATGTGAGGTGTGGCATGTTTGCTTGCGTGTCGCTGTTTGCCTAACCCCACAACGTGTGATATATTATATATATCAAGCAAACGGCTTGAGCTTATATCCAACGAAAGGACAAACCAAAATGACTAGGCTTATCGACAACAACAAGGCAGTTGAAATCAGCATCCGCGAGTGGGATGAGGAGACCTCGCAATACGGCCCCGACTGGTCAGCCGACTTCTTCGAGGTCGGCGGATTGAAGACAGTCGACACCCCAGAGCTTGCCTACATCGTGGATGACGTTGACTACTGCATCGAGTACGCAAACGACATGGTGAACGGTGAGGGCGACTTCGCGGGAGACCCGCAGCCGAATCAGGTCGTGCTTGTAGAGGAACTCGACCGGAGCGCATACCCGAGCTTCGGAAACAAGGAGTGAGGGTTTCATCTGGTTTCGTGGCGTGTCGATTGTGACGCGCCACGTTGCTTCACCCCCACCACATAATGAAAGACTTGTGGGCGGGACTCGTCACCCGCCCACACACAACCGAAAGGACAACCACAATGAAGATCATCAACGTATCGCAAGCCACCGAAACCGAGGCATGGCTCGATGAACGCATGGGCCGTATCACCGGCACCAAAAGCGGCGGACTCGCCTTAGGCAACTACGCCCACACCGACGTGGAAAAACTCGTGGAATACCGAGACAAGGCGTTGGAACAGGCGAAGAAGGCGAAGACTCCAGACAAGGCCAACGAGTACTACACGAAAGCCCAGAACTACGACATCAAGATCACCGAAGCGGAAGCCAAGAACAAGCGTCTCAAGGTCGGTGTGGAATTCTGGAAGTTCCTCGCGGAACTGTGGGCCGAACCAGCAGACGGTGAACCGCCGATGGAACGCGGCCACCGTCTCGAACCCGAAAACATTCAAATCACGCTCAAAACACTCGGCTTCAACCCCAGCGATTGCGTAACAGACTGCGGTATCTGGGAAAGCGATGATGATGACCGTATCGCGTGCAGCCCAGACGCCTACGAGAACAGCGAGAAGCCAACGTGGGCCATCGAATGCAAGTCGCTCGGCTCCGCCTACCACTTGCAGACCGTCGTACCGTGGATGATGCACACGGACGCCATGAGGTCTACGCTCGACAGCAAGGCTACAGGCTTCGACTTCCTCCCCGACCAGTACAAGGCGCAGGTGCTCCAGTACTTCGTAGTATGCGATTCGCTGGAAGTCCTCTACTTCTCCATGTTTGACCCGCGCGTGGTCGGAGCTGCAAACCATCAGGTCATTCCCGTGTACCGTAAGGACATCACCGAAAAAATCGCGGAGCATAAGCGTCGCCAGTTGACCACGCTCCATATCTCTGATGTGCTGGCCGACGCTCTGGGGGTGACGTTCTAATGAAGACCACAGCGATTTTGGAGAGCCGGGACATGTTCGTCCTATTTGAACGTTGTCTCACGTGCGACTGGCAGGACGCCGGTTATCTGGTGGGGTGCCGCGTATACGCACAGAAGATGGGGCGTAGGCTCCGTGTCGTGCCGTCGGGAAGTCCCACAGCAAGAGCGATACGCGCCATAGCCAAAGACCAAGGCGTAACCGTGCATTATCCAATGATCTTGCTGGACGGATTGATCTACCTCAAACCGCAAGACATCAGCCTAGACGATTATCTGACGGATGAAGACGAAACCGAAGAAGAGGAGGCTACTGATGAAGCCTAACACTTTGACAAGCGATGTGCTGGAACTGTTCGATTGTAACCGGATCACCATGAACAGTCTGAGAAAGTTCGTGATGGAAAGCGTGGCCGACTTTCTCGGAGACAACAAGCACGACAAAGTGTGTGGCAAACTGTTCGACCGTTGGTATCAACACGTGCGCCGTTCCATCTGGGTCGGTGCCGCTCGATACGCCTTGCAACAGCACGGGTTAAGTTACGCCGAAGCCACAAACGAGGCGAAACAACTCTACGCAGACCTGTACGCGGACTACAACAAGCGATATCACTGCTGGCGTCGCAACGAGGAAAGGAAAACAGATGAAAACTAATTGGTGGACTGCCGTGCTTTCCGCTGGAATCACGGCTGGATATGCGACTACCGTTGTGCAGCTCTCTCCCGGCCCCGGCTACTTGTTCTCCTCACTCCGCCGCAAGCTCACCGTAAAGACCGAAAACCTTCCCAGTTCACTGCCAACGTGGGCGAAGAATTACACTGATAGTCTCGGAGACCTCGCCTATTGCGGCTGGTGTCTTAGCCCGTGGGTGTCGCTCCCCGTGTGGGCTATGTCAGCCAAAATCAACCGGATACGGTTCGGGGTCAAATGGGTGGCCGGATGGATGGTGGCGGCTAGTGTTGCCGCGTTCCTCCGTCATTCAGCGGAAATGGGGGTGTCATGATGTTCACCAAGCAACAAGTCCACGTCCTGCTCATTCTTTGGGTGGCTAGACGCCCGGTCACACACGAGGAAATCGAACATACGGCGGTCTTGGTGAAATACTGCGACACTCCTCAGGGGCTTAGGTCACGCATGGTTGATCTTGAGCGTTCGGGGCATGTGCGCCGTGTTGACCAGAAGGGCGTGAACAGTCGGCATCATCATTGCTGGCGGTGGACTCTCACGGAAAACGGTTATGACGCGGTTCGTGATTTGTTTGCAAAACAGAAACCATGTGATATAATGGATATATCACACATTGTGAGGAGGTGAAACATGCGAAAGCAAAACAAAATCAAAACAGTAATCAACGGTCAGGAAGTTACCGTGGAACAGGACAGCCAAACCGGCCAGTTCTACACCCGGCAAACCGTCGGCAACATCCCCGTTGACTATACGACCATCAGCGACAACGTAACCATCGGCCAATGCATCAAATACTGGCGTATACGCCACGGGTACTCACAAGCCGAACTAGCCAAACGAATCGGCGTATCCAGTCCAAACGTAATCGCCATGTGGGAAAACGGACGCCGCAAACCACAAAAACAATACCGGTTGCTGCTGGCCGAACAACTCGGCTATGACATTCTGGCGAAAGACTAGAAGTCTGCACCAATAACCAATCATCATCACACCAAAGGAGCAAACAATGAACACCATCAACTATCTGACCTCGATCATTAACCTCTTGCAGAAGGCCCCGCAAGCACAGGGAATCATCGACACACAAGGACTCGGGCAGGAACTCACGTTCGGACAAATCGGGATTAAAGACGCCGGAGCATTCCTCAAACTCTACGACGTCCTAAGCAGCGTTGAAGGCGTCAAACTCACATCCATTCACGAATGCAAGACAGACACCGATAAACAATATTTCTTTAAACTAACCGCCCCTATAACCCTGTACTTCTTCCACTGCGAAGGAGTATCCAAGTGAGCAAAACCGACCCGGATACCGAAACCCGTATGAAAGTGTTCAACCGTGACCACGGCAGATGCTTCATCTGCGGGAAAACGTTAAGCTCATCAGCGTTCAACCTGCACCATAGGCGTATGCGCTCACACGCTTGGGAAGGACTGAACCTACCCAGCAACCTGATTACCGTCTGCGGGTCGGGAACAATGGGATGCCACGGGCGTATACACGCCCACCCAAAAGAATCATACGAAAACGGTTGGCTGGTCAGCGCCTACAACGACCACCCAGAAAACGTTCCAGTATTCAGCGAATACCGAGACAAAAAATTACTCTTAAACAACTAAAAAAAAGAATCAGCCCGGCACCAGTCATCAAGACCAGTGACGGGCTAATTCATTCGGTCATCACACCATCGCTCGAAAGGAGCAACACAAGTCTACCACTTGGAATAGAGGAGGCTCACGCTTCCTCACGCCACCCCTGCGGATAGGCGTCAGGAGTCCACACACAGCCGTCGTAGATGCACGTGTAATGCTTTCCATTATAGGTGATTTTGTCGCCTACGTGATAGGCGTCGTGAGCTCCGGTCGGCTGCACGTATTCCGGCCACTCGTCTGCTGGCTCCTTGGGTTCGCCGGTGTCGGTCGATGAGCCGGTTTCCAGCTTGCTCAAACGCTCCTCGATAGTCGTCTCCCATTCCTCGATGGCCTTCACACGGTCAACCAACGGGGCGTAGGAATCATCGGGCTTAGCGTTCGTCTGCGCCTGTTCGAGGAGCTGCTTCATCTCGTCCTCGGTGAGTCCGCCCATCGCATACAAGGTCTTGATGCGCTGGGCGAGGTCTGCAAGGTCGTAGCCTCCGGCGTTGATGATGGTCTGGAATGTTGCGAACACGATAACTCTCCTTACTGGTTGGTTTCCAAAGAATTGATGCGAGCCTCCAAGGCTTGCAATCGCGTTTGCATGGTAGCAAGCTCATTCAATTTCGATTCCACCGTGGCGATACGAGATGTCAACGCGGAAACATCGGATAGTAACGCAAATCGGGCCCATCTACTAAATCTATTGTTTTCTGGTCTGCGCCTAATCCATATTTCATTAACGACGGCCCACCCATTCCAGAGAACATACGCCACTTGGAGAACGTCTCTCCACATTCGATATGCATATAATGTCATGGTAATGTTGCAAGTCCCGTATGGCGTATTCTGCAAGGATCTTCCGCGGAAGGAATATGCGCCACTATTAACGATGGTGTCGCAATCATTGATGTCTTCTGTTTTGGCTAATGTCACAAGGCCCGGTTTCACCCCCAGCGGCGTACCCGCCGTGCCGTCTCCGGTTAGCGTGGTGTCATGAGACACGTTCCCGTCGCCTTTCAGCCCGGTGAAGCGGAAGTCCAATGTCCTGTCTGTCGGCGTGCCTCCCGTAGTCACGGTCACGTTCGGCGTACCCGACGTATTGTCAACGCTGGCGGTCACAGAACTAATCGCAGTGGTGTTCTCACCCGGTACTCCTTGCGGGCCTTGTAAACCCTGTTCACCTCGTGGCCCTTGCGCTCCTTGCGGGATAGTGAAGTCTGCCGTGTACTTCGTCCCGTCCTTGGTAATGTCCACGCTGGCGTCGGTGCCGGGCTCCCCGGTCGTGACCGACCCCACCGTGAGACCGAAACCGTTCACGGCCTGTTGCGCGGCAGTGGCCGAAGCAGCCGCATTGGTCTCGGAAGACGCAGCGGCGGAAGCCGATGATGCGGCATTCGTCTCCGAAGCCTTCGCGGCGGTCATGCTCTCACTGGCCTTGCTCGCACTATCCGCAGCAGCTTGAGCACTCCCACCGGCTTCGCTCGCACTATCATCCGCAGCCGTCGCGGATTGCGAAGCCGACCGTGCAGCGTTTTCAGCCTGAGTAACGGAACCGGAAACAGACGCGACAATATTAGCAGCCTATTCGGCGCTCGAAGCGGCGTTACGTTCACTCTCATCCGCATTAGTCTCGCTTTGCTTCGCAGCCGTAGCGGACTGCAAGGCTTGCGTAGCACTATTGGCGGCGTTCCGTTCACTGGTTCGCGCCGCACTGGAGGAAGCAGCCGCCTGATTGGCGCTGTTCGCGGCGGCGTCAGCGGAACCACGCGCAGCCGTCACGCTCTCACTAATGGACTTCTCGGCCTTACCAATGCTCCCCACAGCGTCACTAGCGGTCTTGTTAACGCGCTCCACCGCGCTATCAGCGGTTTCATTAATGTTGCCGATAGCCGTATCCGCAGCTGTCTGCACGGTACCGATAACCTTATCCAGACGTGTTTGCTGACCATCCACCGGGTCGAAAACACCCGACACTGCGGGTTCGACCAGAAACACGACATTACGGGAATACGTTTCGCCATCACCATCAATAAACGAGAGATTGCATCCGACTCGTCCCGCATTTAAGACCCCCACTGGGATAGTGAAGTCCCAAGCGCCATCAGACTCAACACCTGTCACGTAATCGCCATACTCATGGTCAGATCGCGGGGGATAATACAATCGTGCCCCGGTGAAACCGGTGACCTTCTGCCCGTGATCCATTGGGATGAAACGGATGATCTTGCCGTTATCGTCCGCCTGATTGACCACAATGTACGGGAGTTGCTGGCTGATGTCGTGAATCTTGACGGTGACGGTGCGGAACGAGTCGGATGCGATTGTCATTATTACCTCACTTGGAGATGCCTGCGTAGTGGACGCCGAACATGCCAGCAACGCCGGAGCCGACCAGAGCGCAAGCGCCACCCAGTACGGCCACCCATGACGGCACGTCTGGTACAGCGCTCACGAAACTCAGCACCGCGCCAGCGATACCGACCAGACCGGAAACCAGATACGCCCACTTGCGAGTCGCCGCGTCGAACGTCGGCACGTAATCATCATTACCGTCCGGCACCTCGTTATTAATCTCGGGACCCTTGACCGGTTCACCAGTATTCATACTCATAACAAACCTCCTAACGTATAGTCTAGTTGACGCGAATCGTCTGGCCCGCGTAGATCACGTCAGGATTAGCAATACCGTTCAACGCCACCAGATTGGAAACACTGGTACCGTACGCTGCGGCGATACCACTCAACGTGTCACCGGGCTGGATAGTGTACATCGTAACGGACGGTGCCGGTGCCGGTGACGGTGCCGGTGCGCCGCCCTGCACTTTCAACACCTGCCCGGGATAAATCAGATTCGGGTCTGCAATACCGTTAAGCTGCTGGATGGTCTGCCACGAAGTCCCGTACTTGGCGGCGATACCACTCAACGTGTCCCCCGACTGCACAGTATACGTGCCACTACCGGACTGAACCGTATTAGCAGTCCCATTGATCTTCAACACCTGACCCGGATAAATCATATTAGGGTCAGACAGATTATTGATCTGCGCCAACACCTGCCAGCTAGTCCCATACATCGACGCGATACCACTCAACGTATCACCGGAACGCACGGTATACGAGTCAGACGCTGGAGCAGACGGGGCAGGAGCGGCAGGCGTCGGCACGTTGGTCACAGTCGAATGACCCGCCTTATATGCGTTCCAAGCATTCACATCACCGTAGAACTTGTCAAGGTCAAGACTGCCTGAATATCCGGGCAAACGACCATTACCCGAATACTGGCGGATAGCGCACGCATACGCGCCCTCGTTCCACGGCGTATCCTGATACCCCGTAACATCCATATTCGCGTACTGAGCTACCCACAATCCACGATCACCAATGTTCTGCACGTCGTTAAGCATGGACGCGCCAGTGTAGACGATAGGCTGGGAGCCTGTACGCTCGTACACGCGGTCACAGAACGCTCTAATCCACTGTTGCGCAGACGCGCCAGACCCAAACAGTCCGTTACCCTGCTGCTCCCAGTCCAAACACCATACGACCTTGCCGACCCAATTCGCGCAATTGTTCACAAAGAAGTCAGCTTCGGAAACAGCGTCACCACTGTTGGCGTAATGGTATACGCCCACACACTTTCCCAGACTCAACGCCTGTTCCACTTGCCGAGAACAATCCGCTGACACGTACCAGCATCCCTCAGTAGCCTTGCTGATAACAAAATCACACGGTACGGCAGACAAGTCGATACCAGCCTGCCAATTACTGATGTCGATACCGTTCAGAGCCATCGAAACTCCTCCTATAGGCTGATTTTGTAGAAGAATAGCCACGCCATGCATGAAACATCAGAACGTGGACTATGAACGAGACAACGGTGAGCAGCAATACAAAGGGCAGACACCGTTTAGAACGTCTCATAGGATCATCTTATCATCAGCCTTATCAATGGACAGACTAGTCATTATCTCCGGCCAGTTCCTCAAGTGACGCAATACGGTCACGTAGCTCATCAGGCAACGACGGTTTAGGATAATTCTCCAAAAATTCAGGCTCGATGATCTCGCAGAACTTGGACAACCAGTGTCCCAACGCGCGAATATACCCCGTCTCAAGATCAATCGTGTACTGCATCTCATCACGGTTTTTGATTAAAGCGATTATTTTCTGGTCTTGCGCGTCTATCTGCCGTTTCATGTCCCCTTGCGCTGAGACTAGTGCTTGATATGCGCTGGTGAGGTCTGACCTACGGTTGGCTAGCCATGTTATGACTCCTCCGAGGGCTACGCCGCCTACGCCGATGATTGCAGTGAGAATATCAGTCATAGTCTCTATTTTAGACCGTGACGATAATGCCCATTATGCCAGAAACGGCGGAAAATGGGTTAGCGGGACAATCCAGTGGACTAAGACAGCCACTTCAACAGACAACCTGTCGATTACAGGTTGTCTCGACTTCGACATCATGACCGCATTCCTGTATATTGATTGGACAAACAGGGGCGAGTTCAACAGTCCAGCATGGTCGGCTGTGAGTATCGCCAAGATAAAAGGGATTCGTTCCACCTTGAACGAGGTACAGGTTCCATGCATTGAAAACACCGGTGAAACTGAGGCTGGTGCGCCGCTATAACGAGATTACAGGCCCCAGTTAAGCTTAGTCACAGTGAACTCCGTACTACTGCCGACAGCCGAAACGAAATTATCACCAAGACCCAACGAGATAACAGTGTCATCCGGGATATTGTAGACCACGGTCGGAATGCCGAATGACGTATATCCCTTCCAGTCATTGTTTGAAAACGAAACATGAGTGTCGATATACTTGACCCACGAGTTTCCGGAGAACCGTCGAAACCACAACGTAGGCGAGTTTGTATTATCGTACTTGACATTAAGGAATGCGTTAAGCATATACCATCCACCGTGCAGAATATGGCAGCAGTTTATGTTTCCGAACTTCGCCAATTCCACGTTTTGAGTGCTTCCGAACGATGTGACGCGGGACGAGAACGTAAACTCAAACCAGTTGTTTGAATTGTTGTATCCGCCGGTTTTGAACGTGTCCGACGAGTCGAATAACTGCTGAGAAGCCCACGTACCGCCATCCATGACATAATGCGCATTATCGGCAATCGTTACAGCCTTCTGACCGTCCATCGCGTCAATGGTGTTGAGCTGTGTAAGATCACGTGCCATCAGAACCGCGTTATTACGAATGATCGGGGCCGTGTCCGACGCGACACCGGCGTTAACCTTGGCGATTACCAGACCGTTGATATTCGAGTCAGGAGTGCCAGCGGTGAACACCTTGAGCTGGCCGCGTGGAGTCGTCCCGTGCGATTGAGACGGGTCTTCCACCGTAACCGCGATCTTGTAATTGTTGGTGGAATCCGCCAACTGCACGGTCGTATTGGTCGTAATGGCGTAAGTATACGCGCCCAAACCATCCCACGGGCTGATGGTACCGCAATGAGGTTTGACCGTAACAGTCAGACCACTCACCGTGACCAGAGGACTCGGGGAACCGTAGCGGATTCCAGACAAACCGTTGAACGCGGTACCATCAGACGGTACCAATAGAGGATTAATGGCGTGCCTGTAATCGTCCGCCGTATACTCCGGTGAACCGTTCAACGCGGTAAGCGGGTGCATGATAATAGCCATAATCAATCCTCCGAATCGTCTACACTCATTTTATCCGGGTTAGAGGATAGTTCGTCAACCTTAGCTTTGAGCGCGTCCAAGTCATCCGCAACCTGCTGAGCAAGTCGGAGCGCCGCCACTCCCAACATCGGATAATTGATGCCCACCAGACTGCCATCTGCATCATATTCGCAGAAGAAACCTAAACCGTTTTCATCCATATCATCGGCTATCATGCCTACCATAGGCTGCGAATTATCAAGGTTCAGGTTCTTGTCATCCTTCATCCGGTAGACGCACCATTTCACCTTGCGCAGAGCATCAACGGGAATATAATCGTCTGCGTCCACGATATCGGTTTTAACCGCACGAATAGATTGCGCAGTGCCCATAGTGCCGTTAGACAATATCCACGCGGCACGCCACTGGCCGGACGTAAACAAGTTATTGTAGGCGTTTCCGGTACCAGTACCACCACGGTTCGGAGTCAATACCCCCCAGTTCCATTCCTGTGTTTTAGCGTCAATCTCGGAACGGGTGTAACTGTTGCGGGCAATGCTTTCCTGCACGCGCTGGTCAAGATTGTTCGTCAACGTCTGCACTTCTTCGTACATGGCCGTAATCTGATCGACCATAGGTTTAACACTGTTGACGATGCTCGGCGGCAGCTCCTGCAACTGGCGTTTAATGTCCGCGAACTGGCGGGCGGTCGCGTCAGCGCTATCGAGACTGAACTTGAATTTGCTCGGCATTATCGTCCTCCTCCTGCAATGTAGGCGTAATAGTCCACGGCTGACTAAAATCAATCTCATACCCGATGATACGGGCGGTACCGTGGTTATGGTAAGGGAAATGTTCGCCGTCTTCCTCAACCATCCACGATATAAGGTCGCCCGGCTTCCACTCCTCGTACACCATTGGAGCGGAAAGCAGGCTCAAGCCCATAGTGATGGTCTGGGTACCGTTCTGCATCTGCAACAATGATGATTTAGCATGTTCGTTCAGCGTACTCTTGTTCTTGATGCTTGTGGACGGCTGGAACACATATTCGAGTCGAGGCCGGTGGGGCTGGTCTGCAATCATCCAATCGGACTGAGGACGGTCGCCCGCGTCAGCCGTACTTACAGCCATGACAGCGTTAGCCCCATACCCGTTCGTGTAATCCTCCAACAGGGTGAACTTGGTCATAACGCTTTCATCGAACGTTGTGCTTGGCGTGGTAGAGCCGATATGGTCGGCTACCGTCATGACCGGCTCATAATGACCGTCGTTGATGGCCCGCCATGATGTACACCATTCCGGCCCGTTTAACACGTTGGCAAGCTCCTGCAATACGCTTAACAGTGTTTTGTCGCTTTCGGCCTCATACGTGCGGTCGCGTTTGATCTTACTCGGGGACGCTTCGACAATGAGGTTGAACCGGTGGTTTTTAAGCGTGGTGGTTACGAGGTCTTCAACTATCTCGCACTGGTCACGATTCGTGTACGTGTGATCCTGCACATACACGTTATCGAGATAGTGTTCAACGGTTGCCAATGTCAACGATAATCCTTCTCCGCGCATTACCCGCTCGCGTTTGACCACGATACCACCCCACAATACTGTGGATTCGCGCACTAGGAGTATGGCAACCTGATACGGTGTAGTTGCTTCATCCCAATTGCGTGGAGCATTACGCCACGGGAGCGTGGCCGTTTCACTGGTTGCTTCCTCAAACCGGTACGTCAAATGAGTCAGTTGGAGGTCTGGGAGTTCAGCCATCACCGTACCGTCATCCAACGTGACGGCCAAGAACTGTAAGCCGGAACGCTGCCATAATACACGCTCCGTGCCCGAGGATAATCCGTTCGACTGCGGCAATCGGTTGGAGATAAAAGACATGCGCCACTTCCTTAGATGTATGCATGGTTGAACGTGACCGTCATACGAGCGTTATCCGATGGTTCCTCGGCGCTGAACCTCCAGATATTCTCCCCGATCTCCGCGTAACTCCATTCACGACGGATCACACTTCCACGTGCCGGGTCGGTGCCGTCAACAAGAATCTCGTGTGTGGCACCGTTGATAAGAATGTAATGGCCCTCACCCAAACTAAGGTCGAACGCCATGATATGCCCGCTCGGACTATGCTCAACCTGCGGATTAACCACAGGGCCATCAATACGGATAGTCACCGGACTTGGAGCGCTACCCGTGTTATTGAGGCGCACGCTACCCGACACGGTTGTTTCAGACCATACCCACGTTGACCCACTGCCCGGATGCATGTCCTCAAAATGATACGAGAATGTCATACCGCCCTGACTGTTTGGCAAACCAGTATTCCCGTTCACTGACTGCGTATCGTACAGATACGAGTCCAAAGCTGTTAATCCGATGCTGAATTTGAGGATGTTGACGCCAGCCCATTCCACCAATGGGGCGGAAGACGATTGCATGACCTGCACCTGACGGCTGATATTCCCCAATTCCACTACAAGCGACTGACTAGTGATGTTAAACGAACGTTTGAACGCATCCCAAGCGTTGATACAGTTTTCAGTACATTTGCCGATAATATGACCTTCAATAGAGATCGAGCGGCCCTGAGCCACGGGAATATTACTAAACCATCCGTCCGACCATGCTTTTTCTTTGGTCTGCAAGGTTGAGCCGACACCGTCGAACAGTCCCGAAACGTCTTGAAACGTTACATGCCACTCGCACCCATACGAATCAGTCCCATACAAGGGGAACCCGTTCAGGGTAAGACGAACGTCGCGCGGGTCAAGGGTAAAAATAGCCATACCCTCAGTCTACCCGCGCTGCTTGTCACACGTAGTGGAAATTAATCACCCTCACGGTTTCCCGAGCCGCCGCGTTCGGGTCAAGAGCGTTGACCGTGATAGGCGCGCTCACACGCGGGCCACTAGTCGTGTTCATGGGCACCGGACTGGACATGACAGGCATTGGCGTCACAATGGACGATGGAAGAAGCGAGTCCACCATGTGTTCCACCGGTCGAGTGGCCGCACGCTCGTTCTCAGTTACGCCACGGCCAAGACCAGCAGGAATCATCCGACCAATCTCACGGTCGAACACCTTCGACGGGGACGCGATACCCAGTATGTTTTTAGCAGCGCCGATAACGTCGCTAACCGCGTTTTTGACAGCGGAAATGGCTCCGCCGATGGCGTTCTTGATACCGTTAATCAAACCTTGAATAATGTTCTGTCCAGCGCTCAGCAACCATGATCCTGCTCCGCTGAACACGCCCATGATACGGCTCGGAATACTGGTGATGAAACTCATCATGGAGCTAACGCCACTGCTGACAGCGCTTGTGATGCCACTCCATGCGCTGCTTACGGCTCCCCTGATACCGTTCCATACACTGCCGAAAATACCGCTGATAGCGTTCAGAACGCTTGAGATGATTCCAGACACTGCATTGATGCCACTGGAAACGATACTTTGGATACCGTTCCAAACACTAGAAACGATACTCTTGATTCCTTCCCACACTCCAGACCAGTCACCGTTAATCGCGGCCAATACTGTGCTGATTATCGCGTTGATAACGTTCATGACGGACGTGATAACCGTTTGGATGTAGGGGAAAATCGCGTTAATGACACCCTGAATGTAAGTGCCCCAGACTTGGAACGCTGATTGGATGGCGGGGAGCACGGCCTGAATCAACGCAGCGATGTTATTAATCACCGGCGTTACCGCAGTTGCGACAACACTCATAGTTTGCATGATGTTGCTCACGATGGTAGACAACACGGGTGCAATGTTCTGAATCGCGGCCATAATGACAGGCATAACGGCATTGTTGAGATTCTGCAAAGCACCCATAAGCGGTTGAAGCGCCGGAAGCACCGTCTTAATCGACGCAGCGATGTTATTAATCACCGGTGTTACTGAAGACGCGACAACACTCATAGTTTGCACGATGTCGCTCACGATGGTACCCAACACTGGTGCAATGGTCTGGAGTACAGGCATGATGGCATTGCCGAGATTCTGCAAGGCGCTCATAAGCGGTTGGAACGCCGGAAGCAACTGAGATTGCACGGTTTCCACGACTGGCTGGAACGCTGTCTGGAACGTTGTGCCGATCTGTGAGAGAATCGGGCCGAGGGTCTGCACCAGTCCGGTAAACACGCCACTAAGGCCGCTGATGCCCTGCGCCACCATACTAATGCCGGATGTCAGCGGGCCTTTAAACTGGTCAAGAATCGTCGTCCCCACTCCGACCACGGACGCTTCGAGGTTGCCCATAGCGCCTTCGATAGTGCTGGTGCTGGTCGCGGCCTCTTTTGCGGCGTCCGTCATACCCAAGTCCATTATGGCTTGGTTGAATTCATCCGCGCTGATCTGGCCCTTTTCCATCGCGTCGCGGAAGTTACCGGTATAAGCGCCGTTCTTCAGCATCGCTTCCTGAAGTTTGCCGGAAGCACCGGGGATGGCGTCGGCCAACTGGTTCCAATTCTCAGTTGTGAGCTTGCCCGCGCCAGCGGTCTGTGTAAGCACCATACCGACCGACTTGAAAGTGTCCGCGTTACCACCGGCTACAGCGTTCAGATTGCCCGCCGCTTCAGCCAACTTGTCGAAGCCTTGTACGCCGTTCGCGGCAAGCTGGGCGGTCACGTTGCGAATATCACTGATGGAATACACGGTCTGGTCGGCGTATGCTTGAGTGCTTGCAGTAAGCGCGTCAATAGTCCCAGTATCCAGCCCGGAAAAGTTCAGAGTGCTTTTGAACTTATCCGCCGAATCAGACGCTTCTACGATATCGCCGGTAAGGTCGCCAATCGCATCAACCGCCATACCAATACCAGAGGATACGAGACCGCCAACGGCACCGGCGACTACACCA